GCATTTATGGAACATCAAGAAAGCAAAAGATCAAAGTCTGCTGGTAATATTAGTTGGCTATTAGGAGACATTAAAAAAGCCATAAGAATACATAATAAGCATTATGACAACGATCTAGAAATAGATCTAAAAACAGAGGAGCAAGACTAATGATTATAGTATATTTTGAAAAACACAATGGCTCTTCTGCTTATGAGGTAGCAAGATTTGTAGATGAGGAAACTTATAATCTATGTTGGTCTACGTTATATAAACAAGCTCAAGAAGAGGGTGTAAGAATGACTGATAGTTTAATTTGTGGAGAGGAGAATCAATACCCATTTATTTCTTCAGAAATAAAGAACTTAAAGGAGCAAGACTAATGAAAAAATTTACAATTAATATGATAGAAAAACACTATGGAATATTTGAGGTCGAAGCAGAAAATATAGAGACAGCAAAAGATATTCTTATGAGTGGAGTTGATGCTGAACTAGAACCCTTGAATGATGATGTTGTAAGAATAGAAACAAGACAACCCTGTGAAGAAGAAGATGTTGTAACAGAATATTATGATGATGAATGGAATGAAATCTCTAACAAGGAGTCGGACAATGAATAGATTTAAATTCGTCCAGGACATATTACTTTATGCAACCGTAGGCTTATCTTTTGTTGTATTACTTTTACTAATAATTTTATTCTTTTTGCCGTATTATTTATGCAGAGCATTACTGATACGTTTTGAATCTTGGCAAATGAACAGATAGGAGATAAACAAATGAACTTAAAAAACTTAGACAAAGTATGGCGACAAAACTGCCCCGAAGAATTTAATGGAGTAGCAAGGAAGATCAAAAGACCTGAACGCTGGGAAATAATGTTAGACAACCACAACAGAAGAAAGCTAATAGCTTCCAACCAAGATCAAGAGGATTAGTTGATAAATAACAGCAACCTCGATATAGTGCAGGAGTGGTACTTGTTGGATTCAATGAATAATCTTCTCTACTCTCCTAAAAGTATGTATCTAGTGAGTACCACACCCTCATGAGTTTCTTGCTAGGTATGGCCATATTCCTTTATGTCCTGATATACATACTAGACAGACCTAATCAGAACTAATCTCAACATCCTCAATCATTACCTTTGTATCTGCCGTCAGTAGATCTTCCTTTTCTAACGCTTCCAAACTATCAGCTTCGTCTTCCTGCCTGGTAAGATCTGGGAGATCCCCAGTCTTATTAGCTACCGCGATACTCCCCATCAGTTGTTCCAGGCGTTTCTCTACCTCCTCCCGACTCATTTGATCTACTTTCCCGAACATAACTTCCTTCCTATCTACAACCAGGCCCCCGACTTTAAGCAAACTGTTTTGAGCCGATATTGCAGCATTAAAAGATCCAGCCTCCAAAGCCTTGTCCCGAATATCATAAAGATCCTGGACAGCCCGATCATAATTCAACTCATACTTCTTCTTAGCCTCATTCATAAGATAGTTATACTCTTTACGAATAGTAGGATGGTTCATGAGTTTATTGGCAGACTGCCTAGCGTCTTTGTAGCCAGCCTTATGAGCGCACTCTACAAGAGATAGCCGAGGATTGTTTACGGCTTGCCAGATGAAGTTTCTTTGCCTTCTGTTGAGGGAGTTGTCTAGGTTAGCGAATTCAATGGGAGCTTCTTCTTCAGAAGCAAGGATGGGTTCGTATTCTAATTTGTTTTTTCTATATCCCATACAGTATTTAGCAGTTTAGAGTCAGAGTGTTTATATAATACATACCCCCACATTACCCTAAAGTGTATGGAGAGGATACCTTACTACGAAATACGTAGTCAAGATATTCTTATATTATTATCTGTATCTCCTTATTTCCTGTGACAAAAATGAAAAAAATAAAATAATCTTTAAACCCGCATACTTACAGGCTTTTTAATGTCATGCATTTATGACAATAATATGACAATAATAGGTTAATCGTTATCCGGAGTAAATAATTCGACATAAGTCTCATCTTCCGGGACATCTACGTACTGATCTATAACCTCATCAAGCATAACCATCATCTCTTTATCGTTACCTAAAATCTTTTGAAGACTCCAGATACAAAAACTTAAAGAAGTAAGCACAATACTGAGCTTATCTTCTCCCCGAAATGTAAAGTTGTTAAACATGTTTTCTAACCTTTTTATCGCCTCTGATAGAGTTGGCTTGGTCATCTTGCTTTGTATTGGCACTACTTTTAATGTCATTAATTAACTATAACCTACTATTCCGATACCTTATCTATATTTTTTCCTCTTATATCTTGCGACTCATCTACCATCTTCTTCAGCCTGCCATATATATCATGAATTAATACAGAATAACTTCCTTTATCAATAGAAGTTTTGTTGTCGTACGCATTAGATTCATTCTCAATGCAATAATCTAAATACACATTTAAATCTTTAATCTTTTCAATTAAATCTTTATACGTGCAATTAGGACAGCCATAACCTTTTAAATGCTCGTCTGGAGTAGCTAAAAAACTACCATGACCAGGGCACTTAATTGTAATATCCTTGTCCATTTCTACATATTTATCTTCTTTTGTTTCCATTTGTAACCTCCTAAATTACTAAGTGTAGACATTATAGAGGTTATCTTATAAAATAACAATTCACATATTTCATTAACATTTACTTTAGGAGGGTACTATGAATATAAGAAAAGAAATAGATGCTATTATTGAGACATCTACCGATAACCTACACAATCGTGTAGAACAAGAACTTACAAAAGATAAGCTCAATTATACTTTGTTTAATCTACAAACAAATATATCTGAACTTACGCAATGTGTTAAAGAACTTACTGACGCACTTGATAAATTAGAGGAAGCATCATGAATAAATTACCAGAAATATTAGAAAAAGAAGAGCATGTAGTTCTAGGGGACGCAATATACTTTCCAGATATGGAACACAACTTCTATCACCAGGTACCAGGAGTATCATCATCAAACATTAGAAGATTTGGTCAGAGCCAGCTTCATGCTTTTGAGGAAGACAATGATACAACTCCAGCTATGAAGTTCGGAACCGCAAGTCATTCACTTATTGTTGAGGGCGAAGAAGCCTTTGTTAATGATGTGGTTTGCCTAACCGGATCTCCGTACACCAATGCCAATAAAGAGCTAAAGAAAGAATATGAAGACAGGGGCCTGACCGTCATTACTTCTAAAGATAAGCAAACTATATACGGCATGAAGGAGGCCTTGATACCAGAGGGAGTCAAACATCTATCGGCAAGCAAAGGAGAATACCCAGAAGTATTTAACTCCCCATTTGAAAGAGCAATCTTTTGGTGGGAAAAGGATCTATTGCTTAAAGTTAAATCAGATGTGCTTAGATACCCTTTAGATGCTTCTAGCGATCCTAAATCAATAATCCTGGTGGATTACAAGACTACCGTTGATTGTTCTGTTAGAGGATTCACATCATCCATTAGAAAATATCAGTACGATTTACAAGCTGCCTGGTACAAACGTGGTTATGAAAGAGCTGGGTTTAACGTAGTTGATTTTTTATTTGTGGCACAAGAGAAGAAGAAACCGTTTGCAAGTAAAGTCTTTAAAATGAGTCACGATGATATGACTGCTGGCTGGTTAAAACTTGAGCACTTACTAGGAGAGTACAACGCAGTATTAGACGGCAAGGAAGCTACGATATACAACTCACCCAGTATCGTTAATGTAGATTTAAAAGGGTGGGGCGAATGAAAGATCAATCAATGGAAGACTTCTTATTTACCCACAAGGTATATAAAGAAGCACAAATTAATTTTTTAAAAAAAGGGTTACAAGGTTCAGCAGAAAAAATGTTAGATCAAGTTGCAGATTCTTTTAACTACACTAAAGATAATCCTGACATTAAAGAATTTTTTATGAACAAGATTGCACAAAATCTGTTAGTTGATCTTAAAGAAGGATTGATGAATAACGATCTTGAAAATGTTGATTTAACAAAACTTACCAATGAGAAAACATGAATATTAATAATATAGAAGAAATCAGGTGTATCACGCTTAGGCAAGATTTAGAAAAACTTTTAAAAGAATATGGATTTAGTGCTGTATCAATTGCTAAATATATAGGCAATGGAATAAGTGACAGAGCAATTAGGGAGTTTGCAAACAATAAAAGAAAACGTCTTAATTCGCACAACTTTGCTTTGCTAACCGAATGGACAACTGAAGTTATGGAAGAAATAAACAGACTAGAACAGGAGGAGACATGAGTAAAGATATAGTAAACCAACCACCACACTACAAGAATGGTGAAATAGAATGTATAGATGCAATTAGATCTATGCTTACGGCTGATGAGTTTAAGGCTTATTGCAAAGCTAATGCGGTTAAGTACATCTGGAGAGAAGATCTAAAAGGATCTAACATCCAGGATCTGGAGAAGGCCGTTGTTTATCTTAACTGGGCTATCGAACGATTAAAGAATATTTAAACAAACCACCAGGACAAAAAAAAGGGGCATAAAGCCCCTTTTTCTTTGGTGCTACTTAGAACGGAGGTTTATCTCCTTGAACAGCAGGTTTCATTTCTGAAGGTTCCATCTTGATGATTTTAGTCTTCAAAGAAGTTACAGCTTCGCCCTCGTTATTATTCCAGTTATCTTCAAATTGCCTAAGACCAACTTTAAGTGTTTTACCTATAAAGTCTTTAGCAAAATCCGGTAACTTTTTAAATCCACAAGTAATAGCAAGTCTACTAAATATCTCACTTGCTATGCTTTTTGATTTTTCATTAGCAGACCACAAGTTATACCATTCTTGATGATCTCGGTAGTTACCGCCATCAATTTGAAATGTTATCTTCTGGGTCCAATTGCCGCTGTTAGATTTGTATTTCTCAGCAGCAACAATCTTTGCCTCGTATTCACCAGTCGGAGCAACTTCAGGACCTTTTGATTCCATTTGCTCCGCATTCTCGAAAAAATCAACATCATTAAAATCTGACATTATTTACTCTCCTTATTTTCAATATTTACAGAAAACCCTAATTTTTTGATTAGGGCAGTTAAATTTGGCTCCTCAAAGGCTTCTAGCTTACCGCTACGATCTTTGGCTGTGTAGCCTTGACCAATCCTTGTTTGTAACCACCTTGCCGCTATTACGTTGCCTTCATCATCTTGATCGTCAACAATTCGTAGGGCTAAAACCTCGTCAAAGAAATACGTAATTGCATCTCCTAAAGGTCTACTTGCCATTTTAGGACCAAAGAAAAATACGCCATCATTATTTTCTTTACCTTCTTTGCAAAGAAATAACACATGCATATCCAGATCCCTAAATGATCTCATTAGACTGGTGACTGCCTCACTTACATTCTGGTAAGCCATTCTCCCGTCTTTGTTTCTGTTTTTCTCATGTACCAAAAGGATCTCGCTGATCTCTGATACAGAGTCTAAACACACGCTATCATAGGCTAATTCGCCAGATTTAAGAGCTGCATACACCTCTCTTAGATCATCATACCCCTTAACTTCAATAGCAGACACGTTAGACGCATCTTTAATAGAAAGTAACCCAGCTTCAGCACTTATGACTAAAACTTTGCCTGGCATACTTTGTGTTGCGTATGTTTTTCCAGACCCAGCTTGGCCATAAATTAATAGCTTGGCTCCTTGTTGGTTCACCATTTTATCTGGTGTTTTTATCTTATCTTTTAAGCTCATATATCTCTACCTCCTATGGTTATTAAAAATGAACTTGATTATTATAACCTAATAAATTACAGTATGTAAATCATAATATTTAGGAGATGTATATGAAAAAAGAAAACGACACAACTTGGATAGCAAATTACTATTTCAGATCTAAGGCTATTGCAACAAAAAAACTAAAGGAGTTAAGTACTATGGGCGTAGAACCAAATCACAAAGAAAGAAAAATAGAACCATATTCATTATCTGGTTATATAAAATTTTTAGGACATAAGAAAGCAGCAGAAGATTTTGGATGCTCTGAAGCTACCTGCAAATCTTGGAGATATGGATATAGGCAACCGTCTATAGCACAAGCTAAACAAATAATAAAAGCAACAGAGGGAAGATTAGACTTTGAATCTATTTACGGTCGTATATCTGATATTTTAGAACCTCAGGAATAGTATGTTCCAACTCAATATTACCGAGGATGACTCGTCCTTGGATATTGCTATGGCTTATTTTGATGATGGATATAATGTAGTACCTTTACAAAGATCTAATAAAAAACCACCACCATTTTTAAAAGGCTGGGAGCAATACAAGGAAACAAGACCTCCCAGAGAGCTTGTAGAGTCTTGGTTTAAAGATAGGGACAACCTGCAAGTAGCTTTGATCTGCGGTAAGTTTGTTGTTGTTGACGCAGATTCACCCGAAGCTATGGATTGGGTAGAAAAGAACTTACCCGCTTGCCCTTACAAAGTAATAACCGGCAAGGGTATGCATTACTATTACAACAACCCAGAAAACTATACTACCTTTGCGACCAGGAGGACCAACACAACTCCTATAGAAAGATTGATAGACATTAGAGGGGTAGGTGGTCTTATTATTGCACCATACAACCGTCATGCTAACGGCCAAGTTTACAAGCCTGTTATGTTTACAGATTGGAAGATACATGACTGTGCTGATTTACCAGACTTTACTGAAAAAGAATACTTACAGATAACAGGCGTTCCTAAAGTTGAAAGCAGCAAGCAGACAGCTCCTTTTTCTTTGGATGGAGTCTTAGAAGGATCTAGAAATGATGGAGCCGCAAGAATTACTGGATACCTTATATCTAAAAACGTAAATATAGAATTTGTCAGGGTATTTTTACAAAACTGGAACAAAAACAATAACCCACCATTACCTCAACAAGAAATAGATTCAGTTGTAGATAATGTAAGAAAGACACACGATCGTAAGAATAAAATAGCTCCATTATTTATACAATCAACCGAAAGTATTACAAGACCTAAAGATCTGTTCTCACCACCTGGTTTACTTCAGAACATGTTTGATTTTTGTGAAGATATAGCACAAGTGCCACAACCAGAACTATCTCTTGTAGGTGCATTAGCGTTAGCAAGTGTTACCTGTGGGAGACTTTATAGAACCAACATGAATAACTTTTCTAGCATGTATTTTATGGGTGTTGCTAAATCAGGACAGGGTAAAGAAAATATTAAAACATTTATTGAATCTGTATTGAATGCTTCTGATCAAGAAAAATTAGTAGTTGGTGATGGATATACATCAAGCGGTGCTGTTCATTCTGTTCTTAAAATTAGACCAACACAAATAACCATTATGGATGAGTTTGGCAAAAGGCTTGAAGCTATAAGCAATGCCGGTAATACAAACAAAGAGGACGGTATACAGACGCTTATGGAGGCTTGGGGAAGGTGTCATGGAACTCTACGACCAGACAATTACTCTCTTATGTCCGTACAGGAAGAATTTAAAGAAAGGATGATGAACAGAGTTACCTACAAGCCAGCCATAACATTAGTTGGATTATCTGTTCCTAAGAATTTTTATGGTGCTTTAAACAGCGGAAGGATAGCAGACGGCTTCCTTAATCGGTTTGTCGTAGTTGAATCTAATGAGCCCAGGAGAGTTGGAGATCTAAAAAGATACAAAGAGCCGCCTACAAGTATAGTTAATTGGGTTAATTACGTACGTAGACTTAAAGGCAATTTGTCTGATGCAGGCAGAGATAATGCAGAGTTAGATGTAAACCAAACTATCTTGGAGTTTGATAAACAGTCAGAAGAATTACTGCAAGACTTTGCTAGAGAGATTATTAAACGACAAGACATATTAGAAAAAGACAACCTAGAACCTTTGCTCAGTAGATCTAGAGAAAAGGCCATGAGGCTGTCTTTACTTTGTACCTTAGCCTCAAGTGCTGATGCAACTAAGATAACCGCAGACATTACTAAATGGGCTATAGACTACATTAGATACTATGACCTTATGTTTATTGAATCTTGCAGAGACAAAGTTGCAAGTTCTGCAACAGAATCTAAAATTAAACAAGTGTTGTCTTTTATCAGATCTAGAAATGGCGAAGGCATATCTAAAAGAGAAGTGGATAGGCATGAGTTGTTTAGAAGCATGAAGTCATACGAAGTAAAAGAAATTATTGAACGGTTAAAAAACGCTGGAGAAATTCAGGAAATTGAAATTAAAGTTGGGGGCAAGGGCAGACCAACCAAAAGGTTTATTGCCGTAGATCCTAACTTCTTTGAGGAGTGATATGAAAACACCATCATTAGAAACCAGAGAAGATCAAAAGAGAGAAGAGCGGGTAGCAGGATTTTTAGAAGGCATTTGGGGGGTTAGCTGTCACAAACTGCCAGTAAGTTACTCGTTAGATTATTGGATAGAATCAAAAGAAAAAAGTTATTGGTGTGAAGTAAAATGCCGAACTTTTGCTTATGCCAAGTACGACACTTTAATAATTTCTACAAATAAATTTAGAAAGGGATCCTCGTTTGCATTAGCTACCGGAGTTCCATTTATTATTGTTTATGCTATGACAGACGGAATCTACATGCACGAATGGAAGAAAGACTTTGTTTATGATGTAAGGATGAACGTAAGTGACAATCCTACCTACGATGAGGATAACGAGCCTTACATACATATACCGCTAGAAGATTGGGTATGCTTATCAGATAAGCCTTTAGGAATGGACCGTAACGAAATAGGTTTTTAACCCAGTCTAGAAGGCCTGCCAAACAATTGTTCATCTAAAGCCAATCTATCTGAAGACAAAGGATCTGCATTTGGCATTTCAATTGTTGTAACATCCGGTAAAGGTATGTTTGCTGGTGGAGGTGG